TGCTGCGAGCGGTCCATCAACGCCTTTGCCAACCCCAGCTGCCCGGGCTCAATCCCTTCCAAAGACTCCTTGGCCAGATCTTTGACATTCGGGGCAAGCCGGCCGATGCGATTCATGCCTGCGGCGGTCAGTCCTCCGGTAACCAGTGCTCCGCCGGCGCGTTGCAAGGGACCTTCGCCGAAGAGCTTGGCCGAAGCCTCTCCTCCGACGTTCCCGGCAATCTCCGCTACCGCAGCCGGTATCCCTCCGACAGGGTTTGAGAGGAATCCGCCAAGCCCCTCACGAGCGGCAGTGCCATAGCCTTCCTGCCGTGCGGGGAGTTTCTCGACAACCTGTTGCGCAGTAAGAGGGGCTTGCTTTTGCGGCAGGACTTTGTTTACGACAAGGTTTGCCGGGTTTGCGGCAACGACCCCCTGCAAAGCTTGAACCGTCGGGGATTGAAGAAAAGCTCTCCCAACATCCCCCGCCCAGCGCTTTGCCGTGTCGAGTACTCCTTCACCGGCTTTCCGGTCTAGCGCTGTAATCTGTTTTCCGGCATAGTCCTGCCTCGCCCGGGCTTCAGCCTGTTCAGCAGTGACGGAGTTTGGCACGTTCTCGTAAACATGCTTTGATCCGTCTGCAAAAGTGACAGTGATTTCAGCCATAGTTACCACCCGGACTTTTTGATCGTGCCGGAACCATCGGCGGGACTCGCCGCACCTTGCGCAGGGGGCAGTGGGTTTGTCATAGGGAGCTGGGCAGAGGACAAGCCAAAGGTAAACGCACCGGGATTATCCGTCTGTAATGCCGCGGAGTATTCCCTCTGCGCTTGCTGCGCCTCCGTGATCTGCCGCTGAGCAATCTGCCGCAAATACGCGGTAAGCTGCTGCCGCCCTTGCGGACTTTGAAGCAGCGACGGGGCCATCTTTGTGATCTGTACGGCTTCCTTCTCAGTCACCGAACGGTTGCCGCCCATGCCCGCGATGATGCCTTGAACAGCTTCCTGCGCGGCACTTGCATAGGTTTGACTGTTTGCAAGTTTATTCGAATCCACCTTCACCCCAAGCGATTGCCCGAGGTTGGTGACGAACTCAGCTGCTCCGGAAGTCGGTCCGGTGAAGACCCCTGATTGGTCAAGCTGCTCCAGTTGGTTCAGTGTTCCCATCATCCTGACAGATCCGCGGGCTTGCTCTGCCATATCAGAAACCGTCTTCGCAGCCAACTTCGACCACTCCACCAGTCCTTGCTTCTGCCCTTCAACCCGCACGTTGCTGCTGACATTGATCTTCGGGGCGTTGTCGAGCTTATGCCATTTGCCGTTACTGTCGACTTGATACAGATCGCCGTTAACAGTTATGGTCTCACCGCCCTTCGTGGAGTAGTCAGCAAGGGGAGCTGTAGGATTCGCGGGATCAATGACTCGATCCGCAACGGCCATCGGCTTTTCAAAGGGTACTGCCCCCGGCACAACTCGACGATTTCCGAGATTCCCGTACTGCACAGAAATCAGATCCCCGTTAGGCCCGCGCTCTGTCACAGGGTTGCCGAAGTGCTCGGGGGTCTTCGGCCCGAACAAAGTCGCCAGTTGCGACTGCCCGATCTTCTGCATCTCCGGATGCCGGCTGGTCATGGCGCCGAGAATCGCTGCTTGGGGATCGGCCGGCACCGCGCCAGTCACCCCCATCCCACCTTCCTCCGTCGGCGGTCCCATCGCTTCCCCGGGCGTACCGCGATGCGTCGTCAGGAACTTTGCAAGGTCGTTTCTGAGGGCTTCCCGTTGAGTGCCCTCATAGGACTTCGCCTGCGTATTCGCTTCCTGCCCGATTTTCTGCCCAGCGACGACTTGAGCAAATGGGACGAGCGCTCCCAGCCCCGGGCCGACGTAATGCCCGGAGATCATTTGCCCCTGCGGGCCACCAGAAAGTCCGCGTTGAACGAGGGCTTGCGCCAAAGCCTGTCGCTGGGTAATTTGTTGGTAGTCGGCGTCCATGTACAACCTTTCAAATCGGCAGATATGCCTGAATTTTCAGTAATTCCACTTTCAAAGCTTTGTGAATATAGCGAATTTGGGCAGCAGATTCCATGTCCCCTGATGCCTCCAAATCATCCGCTAAGCCTTTATGCTCTTCCATATAGGCTGTGCAATTCCGGCAATCTAGACTAGACCGCAGTCCCCGCTTATAATTCTCAGGGATACGGTCGCCCAGATATGTATAAACGTCCGCATCTGTCCAAGTATCTATAGGATGAAAATACTCAACACCTGAGACGATGGTGCCCGAACTGATCGGAGATTTCAATTTATCTGTAATCCGTTGCCCACGAATGACCCCTGTAAAACCCTCCATTTGCAAAAATTTATGCAAGGGCTCCCAGAGGTTAGCCTTGCAGCAATCGGAGGAAAGGCAGAGCAGTGGGCCGGGGTTTCCGGATGAAAGTTTCCCGAGATAGCTAAGCTCAAAAGGGAGGACGTCAACAGGCATCCCATGCTTTGCTGTCCACCCTGGCTGATCCCCGCGTATAAAGTTAAAGTGAGGCACAAGCTTGGCAATGCGAAGCATGTACTCCAACGCCTCTTCTCTCGGATTGCCCCCATCACACCAGACAACCGTAAGCTGCCCCCACCAAGGTTGCAGTAACCATAGGCAAGCAGCACTGTCCTTCCCAGCGGAAAAGGATAGGGCGACTTTTTTATGTCGCTGAAAGAAGGCTGCTATGTTTGGCATTAGAAGTATATAGCTGCCATAGTCGCCAGACTAAGACCTGCCTGAGTATTGCCAGCAGTCTGGGCATTCTCCGCGTTGACCTTGCTCAGAGCGGAGTTATAAGCATTCTGAGATGCCCCACTGTAGTCAACGGACTGCCCACCAGCACTGTTGGCGCTTTGGGGATTCTCCCCGCGCGACATGGACAGGATTGAAGCCAGCCGATTCGTCGCACTGGTTTGAGCATTCTCACTCCCAACCAGCGCTCGATCCGCAGCATCCGCATACGAGGTATCCCGTCGCTGGTTAAAGTCCCCGAGGGCGTTCTTGTAGGCTTCCGACCCTTCCGCCAGCCCGCTGTTCGCAAGCTGCGCCCGCAGTTGCTGTTCCTGATTCCCGAAGTTCTGGTCGTAGTACTGCGTCGCCCGGCGGTAGAGGGCATCCTGCATTCCCTGCTGCCCGCTGCTCAGGTCAGAAAGTTGTTGCGATGCCAGTCCGCCAGCGGAAAGCTGATTCCCGGTCTGCTGGTTGTAGAGCTGCTGCTGCTCTGGGGACAACTCCGTCAGCCGAGTGTAATCCCCAGGCCTCGGATTATTCGGATCAGCCCCCGGCCGGGTCTGCCAAGACACCGTTCCATAAGGCGTGCTTTCCGAGTACTTCCCGGAATTCGCCGAGGCAATCGCTTCGCCCTTGTAGTCCGGCGCTGCCGGTGCACTGCTCTTTCCCATCACTTATCCTTTCGCAAGGCCAGCCAGCGGCACTTTTCCTTGGTCATCGCGTACACGCACAGATCCCCGGTCGGGTGGGCATCTTTCAGCGTGGCCTCAAGCTCAAATCCCAAGCTCTCATCAAAGCGACGGGCTTCGAGGTTTGAACTTGGGACGATTCCTGTGATCCGCTTCACCCCTAACTGCTCAAAGGGGTAATGGAAGCAGAACCAGAGAAACTCTCGATTCAGCCACATTCGACCAGGGACCGCTGCGACATGCCCGAGAATATTCGCTCCATTCCAATCCTCGTACAAGACCCCAGCGACAAGCCCCTTTTCGGGGTGGGCAAGGCCGATAGTGACGCCACGGCCTGGAGTCCAATCCCCACCGGCTCTTTGACATACCCAAGGACCGACTAGGGAATCCGCACCAGTGATGATTTTCACAAAATACCCCCAGCTTCAACAACATAGTCAGTTGCAATCCAGGACATGGTTGCGGTGGAGGAACTGACTTCAAGGAGAAGGGAAAAGGCGTTTCCTGGATAAACCCCGATACTCGCCCATGGAAGGTACGTTTCCTTCCCACCTGCCCAGACACCAGAATCCCAGGTAGCTGTGTCCCACAAGGAGGCAGCCCCATCCGCGATGGCTGTTTGGGAGATGTCAGTAGCACTACGGAAATCAACCTTACCGCCGAGACGAATCCAGGTCTTCTGGTCGGCGGTAAGGATCGGACGGAGGAGCTTGTAGTGCTTAACCTTCCCGCGCAGGCCGGCGTAAGTGTAGGCTGGCAAGGCCGTGGCCACGATAGCCGCACCGAAATCGCTTGTTGTTATCCCGAATTTCCCGATCTTGTCGGAAGTGGCCAAGTACAGCGACTGGTCAAACACGCACCAAGCAGAAGCGTTCAGCCCTGTGAAACGGCACCAAGCTCCCGTGATGGTGTTCATCACATACTGGTGGGCGTAGTTGGCAGCGATCGGGACGTTGACGAAAAGGAGATTGCCGGTGGGATAGGCGGTGATCCCCCAGTCCGGGTTGTCCCCGTAGGCCGAGGTTGCAGCAGCGAACGCCGTGTCGATCTTGTTCGTGAGGGCCTGCTGGTAGTTGACCGTCGCAGACTGGAGAAGCTTCGAGAGCGGGAGCAGCCCATTCCGGGAAAGGTATAGCAGATCCCCGCCGTACTGAGCCAAGCACCGCTTGGTGATTGGTTCCCCGACGTAGTAGGTGCCGACCTTGGAGAAGGTAGCCGCAGTCGCGGGATCGGGGCCCTTGTAAACGGCGATCTCCCCTTCGGAGGAAACGAAGACCGTGTAGTCATCCACCCCATTGCCGCCATCGAAGGTCCACGACCCTAGAGCAACAAGATACCCACCGCGGGGGAAGATTTGCCCAAGAGGGAACTCGACAGCCGCCCCGGCAATCGCCTTTGTCGGGAGGTACCATGCCGACATGGAGTAATTTTCGACAAACCACAGCCGCTCCTTGATGACGGCGACGTAGTTCAAGTCGGCAGTGTCGACGCCAGTGATGGCTGGGGTGGATACGTCAGTCAGAGTTTGCCAGGCGCTGCCCGTGTACTCAAGCAGGTTATCGACTCCGTTGACCGCAACGAGGTAGTGCCCGCCTGCGACAGGGAAGTTGACGGAAACGAAATCGCCGCTGGTAACTGCCTGCACAGAACTTCCCAGAACCCCAGCAACCGTCACATCATAGATGCCAGTCGAAGTGGCGGCGAAGAGCTTGTTCGTGCCAGCCCCGTTCCAAGGTAGGAATGTCAGCGGACGAGACACAAACCCCGACACCCACTCCAAAGCCCCTGGCCGAAGTGCCACTTCTGTCGCCGTCGGGAAGAAGTTGTCCAAAAGCACTGCATCCCGCTCGGGCATTGCCGCAAGGGGGTCATGAGTGTTCCAGCCCCCTATAGGGGCTGGCGCAGAGTATGTGATGGCGGATTGCCGTTTTGGCTTAGCCCGGAGCAGGGCTGGGGTTCGCATCATGGCTGGTTCCAATTCCCGGCTGGTGTCCAGATACCCGGACGGAGGTTTTGATCCCCGCCGTCCAGGGAAAGGACTGGCTTGGTAGCATCGGTACTGGTGAGGGAGAGCTTCAACTCCTCGTACCGGCGGAACTCCTCGGCATAGTCCATCCCCTTCTCCGAACGCCACTTCCAGCGAAGACCGGCGAGGAGGAGTTTCTCCCCTTCGGTCAGGATCAAAACATCGGAATCTGCGGTGAAGGAGGGGGAATAGGAGCCGTCGGTGTGCTGAACAATGTTGCCGGATACGTATTCAAAGGCACAAGTATGCCCGGCAATGCCGACAGGGTTGAAGAGCAACCGCCCGCCACGGATTCGGTACTTGTAAAAAGGCCCCGTCGTCGGCAGGGCTTTCATCGACTGCCAGCGGCTGTCCGTGATCGGGCCGAAAATCGGCAAGCGGAGGGACCGATTGTAGATCGTCTGCGCCTTGATGCGGAGCATCGAATCTGGCGCGATCGTGTGAATCGGTCCCTGATCTTCCCCAGCAACCGTAGTGAAGATCGCTTCCTTTGTCAGATCCTGCCAGTCCACTTGGCACAGATCCTCCAGAACTTCGTCGGCAAGGCCGACAAGCTGGGTAATCTGGGCATCGTCGATCCCGAGGGCTGCCGCCGGAACCGGAAGACCAGTACGGGAGCAGAACTTTTGAAGGACTGTCAGGAGTGACATTTCAGAGCTTCCGGGTGGAGGGCTTGACTTCCTCGAACTTCGCCATCAGTGCACGAAGTTGGGCTGCCAGCTCATCGTTCCGCGCGGCGAGTTCCGCATTGGCGATCTTGAGGCTATTGACCTCCTCCGCTGTGCGGCCAATGCTGGAGGCTGTCGACAACCACTCCACGGCGCGCTGCTTGAGACTTCGAGCTCCCATGCCGATGCGGTGGAGGGTTTCCTCATTGGCGTTAGCCAGGTCTTCGACGGTACGGACGCGCGCAGCGAGAATGGACTTGACCTGCGCAGGGCTGAGGGCGGGCCAGGTGCGGATCGGAGTGCCGGTTTCAGGGATGTCTTGACCAGCCTTCCAGGCCTTGTAGGCGCCCTTGTACTGGTCGAGCCAGCCGGCTTGGAAACGACCTTCCGCGACCTGCTCTTCCAGCATCTTGAGCCACTCGTCCACGCGGCGCTCGATCCGGTCCTTCGACCCCATCGGGGTGATCAGGGCAAAATCAACATCGCGGGCGACGTAGTGACCGGCTTCGACACTGGCCGCACGGTCTTCTTCGGCGCGGGATTCGAAGTCCACGAACGGTGGACGGGCTTCAGCGATTGAGGGTTGCATGATTTCTCCAGAGGGCAAAACTTGTAGTCATCGGGCAAAAAACCCCGGAGCAGGTTTTCAGGCGAACTCCGGGGAAGCCCTGGGGAGGGATTACAGGGGGGACGTGGTCTTGCGGACCCAGCCGTACTCGCCGGAGGCGAAGGCAACGTCAGCGGTGTAGGTGCCCGCGGCGTCCGTCAGGTTGAAAGAAGCGTCCACGGTGCAGGTGCCGGTGGCCACAGCCTCCGATGCCTTGACATAGACCCAACTGCGGTTGGAGTCGTCGAAAGTCGGGGTGCCGACCTTGAACTCCGGGGAAGTGGTGCGGCGGGAGATGTTCGCACCTGCCAGATTGACGAGAGCCATAGGAACTCCAAGGATTTGGTGAAAAATGCAGGGGGATTACTTTTCAATAATCCCCCGACGTTTTACGGCTTCAGCACGCCCTGCCGCGCCCGATTCGAGCAGACCATGTTGCCCATCCACAGCACCGGCACAACGGCCGCATCCTGGTTGTAGGGCTTCAGCTCATCCATGACGGTCAGGTTGGCGTCGGTGTGCTCCACCAAGCCGAGGTAGTCGGTGTTGAGGAAGTACATGCGGGAGGCCGGGATGCCGGAGCCGCCGTCGAAGATCACGTCAGCGGTCTTGTACTTCAGGGACACGAAACCGCCCTGAGCTTCCTTGGCGTCGGTGTAGCGCTTGATCGACACCTGCGACTGCTCGTACATGGTGAAGTAGTCGTTGGAGGAGACGATCAGATCCGGCTTGTCGCTGCCGCGGACGAGTGGCAGCCACAGGCCCAGCATCAGACCTTCAATGGTCGTGGAGCTGGGAGTGATGGCGCCGCCGCCGCCGATCGGGGCAGCTGCCGACTGCACACCGTTCTTCCAGAACGTCCAGGTCGAGCTGTCGATCCCGCCGACGGTACCGGTGCCAGCGTCAGCCACCAGCGCCTGCAGACCATTGATCTGGTTCGGCAGCGTGCCGTCGCTGTACATGTCGGAGGAGAAGTTGTTCGCGAAGGTTCGCGTGGCATTCTTCATCCGGGCCTTGACCAGGGAGATGATCTTGCTCCCGCCGGCGTTGACGCGCAGTTCCATGCCCGAGGCCAGCACGTTGATCGCGATCTGGCGCCACTGGAACTCGGCCGACGAGATCACATCGCTGGCGGCGACGTTCAGCACGTCGTAGCCGGAGTAGCGCTGGTAGGTGCCGTTCTGCGCGTAGTCCAGCGGCTCGACGATGGTCAGACCGCCATCTTCGGTGCGCGGGGAGCCCTTCTCGCGCAGGCGGCGGTAGAGGGCGTTGTTGTTCGAGACGTTGTCCTTGATCTCCTTGCTGTGCTTGCGGAAGGTCGTGGACACCAGCTCGGTGAAAACACTGTTGGGGGACGCCATATCAGTTCCTTTTGGGTTGATGGCTGGTTAACTGCGAGCGTTGATCGCAGCGAGGGTTTCTTGCAGGGTATCGTCCATGCTCCGGGGGGCAGCCGTCCCGCTGCCAGACTTTGCACTGGTACGAACGTTTGCAGCCGCCGCCCGCTTGGCTTCTTCAGCCTTGCGCTTGGCTTCCTCGAGGCCCTGCTTGGTCTTCTCGGCATGTTGCCGGGAGACTTCCGCCGCACGGGTTTCCGGGTTCATCCAGACTGCCCGCTCGTAGGCATCTTCAAGGGTTTTCGCCGCACCGGACTGCAACAAAGCTGCCATGTCGCTGGAGACTTTGTCAAAGTGTGGGTGGGCGGGGTCACCGGCAAAGGCTGCAATCTTTGCCTTGTTTTCCGCAATAACGGCTTCTTGGCGCTGCTGCTCTGCGTTGGTGATGGTGGATCGTATCTCGCGCAGCTCGGTTTGCAAGCGCGCGACTTGGGGATCGACGAAGGGTTGGGCTTCGGGGGCCAGGTGGCCGAGGTCAATGCCGTAGTCCTGGGCAAGGCGCTGGAAGGTGGCGAGCTTGTCTTCCGGGGTGCCCAAGGCCAAGTCGTGGTGGGCCTTCATCAAAGCCCCGATATGCTGCACCGGGTCGATGTTGTAGCGTTGGAGGGACGGCATGAACGGGGTGAGGGCCTCCTTGATGGACTTGGCGTACCCGGCGTCGGCCTTGTACTGCTCGATCCCTCGGAACATATCCTCCTCGCGCTTGAGGACTTCATCCCTGACTTCAGCGGGCAGAGAGGCCCATTGGGAGAGGGCGCCCTGTCGCCAGGTTTTCGGAGGCTCGGGAAGCGCGGGGACTTCGGGCGGTGGGGCCACGTCTACGGGAGGTGAGCCCTCCGGAGTCTTATCGGAAACCTCAGGCAGCCCGCCAGCTCCTTGCGGCCCCTCTCCGGAGGGCTCTTCGTAGCCCAAGCCGCTGCCGATATCGGCAACTGCGGCGTCCATGTCGAATTCTTGATCCCCAGGCATTTCAAACTCCTTGTCGAGTGAAGGAAACATCAACACCGTGGTCTAGCTCGGAAATGAGCTGCTCACGTTTTCTTGTAGGAAGGGTTTCGACGAACTCCGCGGCGGTCTCAGCCATGGAGTCGGAAAGCTTTTCGAGGCTGTCAGCAGCACGCCGGTGGGAGGCGTTGGTTTCCCCCGGTTCCAGCACCCGGCAGCCCGTTCTCGCGAGATTCTCCCGGTGGGCCTTACGCCCCTCAATCCACGCACCGCTGATCGGGCATTCGTACCCTGCGTAGTCGGCGACGATCCGGGGAGCGGAAACTTGCCGCTCCATCGGAGTTTGGCAGGCGTAGCAGGGCTCTGCCCGGTCGAGCAGGGCAATGGGTTTGAGAACATCGTCAGTGTTCCCGCAGGAAGGGCACTTGTAGGAATACAGTGGCATGGCGAAACACCCCAGGATTACTATTGATTATTCCCGCGGGGTTTCGCCCCCGTCTGGGCCGCAGGCTTCGGCAGCATGGCCTGCACCGCCATTGTTTGCATTTTCTGCCGGTGGGACAAGGCCGCAGCTTCCTGTCGTTGCTGGAGTTCCAGGAGTTTGAGTTGGTGCTCTTGCTGCTTGAATTCCATTTCCATCTGCAACTCCCGCTCCCGCATCGCAAGTTCCATCCGCTTGCCGCGCATGTCGAGTTCAGCTTGCTGCTTGTCAAGTTCAAGCTGCGCTTGGACCTTTTGAACATTCGGATCAGGTTTGGGTTGCGGCGCAGCCATCTTGGTGAGTTTGTCCTCAACCTCAGGACCAAAGCGGAACCGCCGGACGATTGTGAGAAGGATTTCCTTGGCCACGTCAAAGGGCATGGAGCCTTGCTCAACAAGCGGGGCGACGCCATTGAGGAACTGGCTAATCGCGTTCATCACCTCGGCGATTTGCTGCTTGTCCTCTGTGGCTTCCGCATCGACGGTGGAGTTCGTCTCGATATCGACCTTGAAACTTCGGAGGATGTCATCGTTAATGACAGCGTGAATGTCCTCCCAGGTCGGGGATTGCATCATCCCCATGAGTTCCGGCGGGGGTGGCGGAGGTTGCTGCCCTGTCATCTGCGCTTGCATCATCGCCTGCTGCATCTGCACCTGGGCTTGCATCTTTTCAGCAGCCGCGGGGAACTGCAACCCGGTCATTGCTTTGAGGGTTTCAGGGGAGAAGTGCTTGGACAGTTCCACCATCATTCGCAGGCAATCCCGCGCGAATCGGCCAACCTCCTTCTGCAACCGCTTCATCCGCAGGGTGCCCCAGGTCTCCTTGATCTGCTGCGCGCCAAGGGTTTCACTGGCCGCAGAGCTCCCCCGCATAATATCTGCGATGCCGGTGAGTTCGTAGATGACTTGCTTGACCTGCTCGCGCTGCTGGTAGAGTTGCTGGAGGACGGCGATCAACTTTTCAATCGGCATCAGCCAGATGGACTTTTCCAGGGTCATGCCTTGGGAGACCAGCGCTGCCACGTTTTGAGCCGGGACGAGGGTGTTGTCATCGGAACTGAGGACTTTGTCCAAGCCCTCAACAGTGGCGTCGTACATCCCACGAACCTTCAGCGCACGGACAATCTTGTTAATCCGGACAGTGACGGCGTTCAGTTCCTTCGCCTGCTCCTCGTAGAGGCTGTAAAGGGGGACCGGCGTCAGCTCCTTGATCTTTTGGACAAAGGTCAGCGGGCGGGGGCAGGGAAAGAATCCGGAGAGGTTCAGCGGGTCGTCGAGGGCCTTCAAGTACCGCTCGCACCCTTCCATCACGAAGTAGACCTTGCGGGAGGATTTGTCCCAAATTTCCCAGACATTCCCGACAGGATCAGCCGGGGATTGCTCCCGCGCTCCCATCGCAGATTCCCGATCATCCCGAGCTTCCAGCTTGCTCACCGGAACATCCGCAAACTGCTCCCCGAAGTTGCTGATGATCTCCGCCTTTGTCATGACGTGCAAGCGGGCGACCCACGGCACCTCGCACCACTTCTTGCCGTAACCGTGGCGGAAGCGATCGTAGGGGATGTGTTCACCGATAATGCGCTCGTTTTCGACCTTTTCCCACTCCGGGGATTCAGCGGCCTCGTGTTCCCCGGAATCCGACTCCCCGTAGACGGACTCGAAATCCGCTTCATAACTCATCCAGACAACCCCCCAGCCTGGGACCAGAGCCTCCAGTACAGAGGACTTCATCAGGTCGTCGAAACTCGCCGCAGCGGACAGATTATCGTCAAGCAGGTATTCGAGGGTGCGTTGGGTGACGGCGCTGACCGCTTTGCCAATGGTGTCCGTGTCTCGGAACCTTCGCTGGACGACCGGGCGAGGCACGCTGTTGTAAAGTGCCGGTGCGAGGGTTTCCGTGTTGGCGTAGAGGATGTTGTATTGGTAGTCCTCGGCCTTTTCAGCTTCATAGATGGCGACAATCCGCTTTGCCGTCTTAAGCCACGCTTCCAGGCGCTTTCCTGATCGCTGAAGCTCCTCCAGCCACGCTTGGACCTCCCCGCGCTCTTTCGCTTGGAGGAGGGTGGCATCCGAGGTGTTACCTTGGAGACTCGGCCCCATGCCACCAGGGGTTGGGAACCCGCCAGCATTGCGTTGCATGGACAGTCCCCCACGCACTTGTGTACCGTCGGCTGTTTTCGGGAGCTTCATATAACCTCGTTAGATCTGATTTGTGGTATTTAGGCCGGCACCCCGGCGTTCACCGCCGCATCGAACAGCTCGAAGCGCAGCGCGTCGGCCACATGAGCGTGTTGATCTGGTGTGCTCATCGTCGTCTACATGTATCAAATATTAATTTCATAAACACCGCAAACCATTAACTCAGCGGCGGTATCAAGCGCCACGTTAGTTGCTGGGCCGCCACCCGTTGGCGCCTGCTGTAGGAGTATCTGACTGCCTGACACATGCGCCTGTAGCACATTGCTTGCGGTCAGCGTCAAGTTGTTTGACCAAACTGCACATGCAGCCACCTTAGAGGTAGCCGCTGGTGCTGGAATGCCGCTAATTCGCAAGTTGCCAGTTCCAGTATGCGCACTCCATGAAAGATAGAGTTGGAACAGGCATCTGTTGCCGACTATGGTTGCACTGCCTTGCTGCAGACTATATGTCCCGACCCCGGCGGTTGTGGTGCCAACGGCGGTCGGCGTAAACGTTGATTGAGTGATATCACCTGTTTGATAGACACCTGTCTGCAGTGGGGCAATTCCACCGCCGGCAATGTTGCCGCTGTAGGCAATCAGTGAAGGGCTAAAGTTGGTGCAGGCAATGGCGGTGCCGCCAGTGCTGGTGATCGTGTTATCACGGACCGTGCAGCGATCAGTGCTTGTGAAACCAGTCAAGTTTGAGAATATGCCAACTCGGGCTGAGCCGACCGGGGCAATCTCACCAACAATGTTGTTCGAGATAATGTGCCGCTTGACATCAACGATCTTGGCAAAATAAGCGGCACAACCGCTGACTACGTTGTTTTGAATGACAACATCAGTCGCCCCCGCAATATCAGCAAACTTTCGGAACACCGGAGATGGCGCGCTGTTCCCAGTTATCTGCATGTTTGCGAAGTCAGTGCCAGTAATAAGGTTTACGCATGACTGGTTTGTCGCCTCGACTGTCAGGATGCCAGACATGTCAGCCACATCCTCGAAGGTGTTGTTCGCAACAATCACCCCACGCGCCGCACCCGGATCAGGTGAATACACACCGCCAAAGTTAATTCCACCAGCGCCAGCAAGGCTGAAGTGGTTGTTAAAAATCTTCACGTTTCGAACGGTGTCACCAGCAAAGTTAGAAATAAACAGCATGGCGCCTGGTGCCATGTGGTCAATTGAGTTTGCTGCGTCATAGTCACTTGGTGACACCTGCATGAAGATGTTGTTTGCGCAGTAGTGGTTCGATGATGCGTAAACAAGGTTTCTAATAGTTGGGTAGTAGCCAGATACCTTGTAGAACTTGTTGTTCACAAAGCTGGTATCCCCAATACCAAAGATGAAGATGCAGTAGGTGTTCATCTTCTTGGCATCATTGAACTCACCAAACTGACAGTTGCTAACTTGAAACCCACGGATGGTGGTGTTGTCCAGATAGCCGTCAGCATACACCGCAATTTGCTTATAGGTGAATGAAACCCCGCCGTCATTGGTCGGCCCTGCTCCATTTGGGTTGAATGAAGTGAACTTCATTCCCTCAAGCTTGATCTTGCTGGTCTTTGATGCG